GCCTTGCAACCAAGGGGCGACCTTTGGATTAAGCAAATCATTTGATAGTATGGAAGATTACAACAAGTATAAGCATACTTTTTATAAGGCTAACCCAGCAGAATCAGCAGACGCTGTTAATGTTGAGCAGCCAAGAAGGGAGGAATCCCATAACATGGAGACAAATATGTCAAAAGAAAATAAATCTCCTGAAAGCACTTCAGAGTTCAATCTTGAAGCATTCGCAAAACAAGTAGCAGAAGATACTGCGACTAAAATTGCAATGAAACAAGCTGAACAAAAAGTTGCTGAACAGAAGGCTGCAGACGAAGCTGCTCAAAAAGCAACTGACGACGCTGAAGTTCAAAAAGCTGCTGAAGTAGCAGATCAGGAAAAAACTAAAACTATAGTCGAAGCAGGTTTATCAGGGGCTGAAAGGCTAATGAACGACGTGGAAGCTAGAGTGAAACAGGACTACTCTAACTTAGAATCAGTTGTAAAAAACTTAGAATCTCAGTTAGCTGAAAAGTCAGAAGAAATCATGAATATCAGAGAGTCCAAAAGACATTTCTCTGACAGAAGTGGTACTGGTAACTGGAAGAAAGAATTTGAATCAGATATTATTGATGCTAAATTCGCTGGCTTAGCTAGTGGGAAAGGCTGGAATACTGGTATGTCTAAATCTTTGATGGAAAAAGTTAATCAACATTCAGGTGTTGAAGTTTCATCAGCTGATTTTGAACAAGTTGTTTCAACAAATATAGAAAGAGATATTCAAAATGAGCTAGTCTTAGCACCTCTATTTAGAGAAATCGCTATGACTTCAGCTAATATGATTATCCCAATCTTACCAGATGCAGGTTATGCAGAATTTACAGGTAACCAAGCTGCTACTGGTTCTTCACCAAAAGGTAATTTAGATACTAGAGGAGGCGCCTTAGGAGCTCCTTATACTGGAGTAGACTTAACTGAAAGAACTATTTCAACATCTAAATTAATCTCAACTTCATACTTAGGTAATGAAACAGAAGAAGATGCAATCCTACCAATCCTTCCTTTAATTAGAGAGTCAATGGTAAGATCACACGCAAGAGGAATCGAAAATGCAATCCTAGCAGGTAACCACGATAATGGTGTTTATACTTCAGGCGCATTTGAAGGTCTATTAGCAGCAGCTGATTCAGACAATCATGAAACTTCAGCAGGTGGTTCAGGTTTCGCAGCAAGTGACGTAGTCACTGCAGCTAACCTTCTTTCTATGAGAGTAAATATGGGCAAATATGGTGTTAATCCTAACGATGTAGTTTATATCGTATCACAGGACGTATACTATAACCTATTAGAAGATGCAGAGTTCCAAGATGCTAACTTAGTTGGCGACATGGCTACTAAGCTAAGTGGTGAAATTGGACAGGTATTCGGATCAAGAGTAATACTATGTGACGAATTCGCTGCTAAAGCTGCTGGTAAATACGGTGCTATCGCTGTTTATACTAGAAACTACGTAATGCCAAGACTTAGAGGTGTAACCGTTGAGTCTGACTACGAAGTAGCTAACCAAAGAAGAGTACTTGTTGCTTCACAAAGAATCGGATTTACTGATCTTATTGATGCTGTACCTTCGAAATGGGCTTACGCTTATAAAGGTGCTTAAGGATAACCCTTAACAGGAAATGGTTTTTGAGAGTGTACCTAACACTCTCACTTTTTAATTATGGCAAATTTAGTAACATTAGCACAGTATAAAGATTTCGCGGGACTCACCGGGGTTTCCGAAGACTCTAAAATTAATGTTATCATACCAGCCATCAGTCAAGCAGTAAAAACCTACTGCGGGACGAGTTTTGTAGATTATTATTCAAGTGCAAAGACAGAGTACTACGATATCAGAGACAGATACACTAATGCAATAATACTAGATGAAAGTCCAGTTGTGAGCGTGACCTCAGTTTCCGAAAGGGGCAGTCAATCAGACTCATACACGACATTAATAACAGGTAACTCCGATAATAGCGGAAAATATGACTATATAGTAGATGATATAACAGATACTATATTTAGAACTACTGCAACTGGAGACAAAATGTTTCCGCAAGGTAGAAAAGCAGTAAAAGTTGTGTATACTTCAGGGTATGCGGCAACACCAGAAGATTTAAAATTAGCGTGTTTTGATTTAGTTAAGTACTATTTAAAAGATGAAAGAAAAGCAAACTTATCTATATCAGGCGCCCAGATACAAAATCCTGTATCAACAAGTTTAAGAGAGAACATTGGTTTTCCAGACCATATTAAACGTATATTGGATTTTTATAAGATACATAAGTAATGGCTAAAAAAGCAGTAATTGACCAAATTGTAAAAATGATGGAAGGTTATACTGACAAAGAGGTTAGGAAAAAGTTAAAGGGTTCAGAAATTCATCAAGTAGAAATTACTACTCAGGAAACGGTAGCAGGTCTTCTTAATGGTACTCCAAAGGCTTTAGAGACTATATTTGATAAAAACACATTCTACTATAGAGCTTTCAATGTATATAACGAGAAAGCAGTGTGGCAGAATCTAGTAAGAAAAAGTTTTGTAAAACTAGCAGGGGGCAAACTAGAGGGCGTAAAACTAAAAAGTAGTGTAAAAATAAATAAGATTTCAGACTTAAATTTAGAAAAAAGACAAGTAAGACTAATGGCAGGTTCTACAAGAGATAGATGGCACATACAAGTAGAGGCGACTAGTTCTAGTTTTACTATATATGAATTTTGTGCAGCTTTACGAAAAGAATTATGGAAAGATTGGTGTGACCACGTAAGAGACAAAGGACTATTTAAAACTGAAGATCCTATGGATACAAGACGTGCTCATTTGGCTATCGGTAATAAGACAAACTATTCTCACGAAGCAGAGTCTACAATAGGTAAAGACAGATTTATAATACTTGCTAAAGAACTAAGAGAAATGGAAGGCTTCGGAGTAGATTTTAAGTTTAAACAGACTAATATAAATTTATCAGATTGGTTACAAGATAAAGTAAAAATATCAGTAACTTTAGATCCTATAGATAAAGACGGGTACTTAGTTGGCGAAAAAAGAATTATTAAAGGAAAGCTTGAACAACAAACCAAAAAGTTAGATACGGATTGGAACCAGTTAAAGCCGAAAATTCTTGAAGGCTTAACCCAGTATATAGATTCTATAAAGCCTGAGTTCGTTGATAGACAACATGCAAATGACTTTGAAGCAAGTAATAGTATAAAAAAAGATATACGAAAAGACAAAGTTAGAAAAGAAGTTAATGAGATAAAAAAGAATTTTAAAAAAGTAAAAGCAAAAAGTGTTAAAGTATCCACAACTTCTATTAAACCGAGTAAAAGAGAACGTAGGATTATTGAAAAAACATTTAATAAATCTTGGGTTACTAAACAAAATAAAACAGTAGTAATACCTGCTAATGTTAGAAAGGTTTCTATTAAAGAAGAGAAAGGAGCAGATAGTCCTATAACTTTAAATGCACTAAAAAGCAAGATTAATAGAAGACTACCTGCAGAAGTTAGAAGAAACATGGGAAGACCTGCTCTTAGAAATCAGACAGGACAATTTTCTAATAGTGTTAAAGTTTTGAACTTAAGGGACACAGGAAAAACAATAACAGGAGAATATACATATACTTTAACTGGTGGGGGCACTAGTAGTAATAGAGGGGGAGTATATTCTACTTTTGAGAATATAGGCGCAAAAAAATGGCCTACAGGTTACAACCCTAAACCTTTAATCTCAAAAAGTATAAGAAATTTAGCTATAGAATATATAGATAAGAAATTTACACTTAGGAGAGTATAATGGCATATAGAACACAAAGAAAAAAGATAGCCGAAGCTCTCACAAAAAAAGTAAAAGAAATTGATGGGAATCATCCATATAATTCCAATATCTTTCAAAATGCTGACTCACACTTAGTATTTTTAGACGAAATTCAGCAGTACCCAAAAGTATGTGTTGTAGCAGGCGACGAAGTACGACAGTATCAGCCTGGTGGATTTAAATGGAGATTTATAACAATAACAATCAGGGCATATGTAGAAGATGCAAATGACCCTCAAGAAGTTTTGTCACTATTACTCGAAGACCTCGAAAGAGTAATTGACGATAATGACATACTAGTGTATGACGATACTATATCGCCAAACCTACAAACAACATCTATGACTATTCAATCGATTAGTACAGATGAGGGAGTAGTATCCCCACTAGGTATAGGTGAAATGATAATCGAAGTACGATATTAGGAAACAGGTAAAGCAGAAAATTCTAGCTAAACCCTTTCCAAAGTAAATATAGGAGATAAGCAAAATG